TTTTATTCTTTAGATTTCCACTAAACCCACCACTTTTCAATATTATTTTCTAATAATGAAAATAATAACTTTCTAGCTCTAATGTGATTTATATAACCTATATTTATAGCAATGGTGTTTTTCTTCTTATTTAAATCTTTCCATTGAGCCTTAAATGGGCCTTCCCCATTTAATACTTTTTTATATATTCTAGGATATTTAATAAAATAATTATCTAAATTCTCATCTAATATTTTAGATTCTAAAGAAGAATAACCTTTTTCTTCAGGGATATTTTTAAACTCATATTTAGTTGTTTGATAATCTAAATATTCACATGAATAAAAATCATCTTGAATTAATTCCATTAACTTAACACAAGTCATCATAATTTCAGCATCTCTTTTAGCATTAACATAGAAATCTCTATCTCTAATATACTTTGATTGATTTTTTAATTTAAATTTTAGGATTTCCATAATATAATGACTATCCCAATTACGATCTTTATATATTATAGGAAACCAAGTTATTAGATTTTTTATACCAATTGAAATATCACTAATCCAAAATCTCCACTCAAAATTCCATTTTAGATATATATTTTTATTAATTAAAGATTGAAAAAAACTTATCAACTTTTTCATGTTTTTTATTTTTTAAATGTGTTTTATATTGTTCAACTACTTCTAATAAAGTTCCTTCTGCTGAATTCTCAATAAATTCAGAAATTTGTTCTATAGTGCCACCACATTCTTTTTTAAGATGTTCCTTAAATGAATTCATTCTTTCTCTTTCATCTTTTATAAAGTCGTCTTGTAGTTTTCGAATTCTTTTATTACACATAGAGCGTAATTCATTTTCTTTTTCTTTAAGAACTCCCCAATTTTGAATAGTATTTCTAAGTTTAACAACTTCATCTGCAAGCCACTGTCCTTCATATGAAATTTGGAATGCATATGGTGAGTAATCAAAATCACCATGATTTATTTTCGATATAAAAGAATAATGTTTATCAAGTGGTTTAGAAACGGGGTATCTTCTCCACCAAAAAAACTTATTAAAATTTAATGGAGTTGGTTTTGGTGGAGCTTCAAAAGATACATTTATGTTAAATTCCTTCAATATGTCTTCTCTTGTAACCATTAGTTATAATTAATGGATTTAGTAATCTCATAATATTGAAGTCCTATTTCTGAATCTTCGTGATCAGATTCGTATTGTTTAATTATTTCATCAAATTCTTCTTGTTCGTATGGAGTTGGTTGTTCATACTGTACTGGTTGTTTTTCTTGATCTTTGTCCATTTTTATTTAATTTTATTATGACATCAATATACGACCAAATCTTAGGATCTCCAAATATTTTATATGACGTTTATATGACTTCTACACGATTTTTATATGAATTTATATATTAATATCGTACCATAAAAATATCATCATGTCCAAAATTAGAAAGATCGGGTCTTAATTTAAATCCAAATTTTTTATAAAAATTAATTAAATCCTGTTGAGACATATCACTTTTAATATTATAATGTCCACCAACTGATGCTCTTAAAGCTACAGGCATTCCTTGTTTTTCAGCATATTCAATAGCACTTTGAATAATCTTAGATCCGTATCCTTTTCCTTGATACTCTGGTTTAATATATATATCATTAATGAATAGAGCTTCTTCTCTATCAGACATAGTTTCAAGACCAAATTCAATATTTCCGTAACTTTGTTTTACAGTTATGTAATCACCAGCATCGTAAAATTCAGAGGCTCTACTCCAATCAATATTTTCTTTTAGTATATCTATTAGCTTTATCATTTATATGAATTTATATGGTCCGTTATATTTTTAATAGTACCCCTCAATAAATATATAAAAGATCACAATCACCATCAGAATACCACTTCGCAGGAATTATCTTTTCCATTGCAAGAGGCCGCACCCATAGTATCTATATCCACATACTGTGGTTCTTTGAGGATTTCCACAAAATCTGTGTTTTTGAATTTTCTATTAATTTCTTCCCATTTATGCAAAAGATGAACATCTTTTAAACAATAAATCATTTTTTGCAAATCTTTTTTAAAATAATTTTTAGCAAATCTCTTAGCACTTTCTACCCACAATTTTTTTAAGAGTACTTGTTCCCTAGTTCCACTGAATAATTTGTCTCTGTCTAAAATATAATCACAAGCGTCCCATAAATTCCCTCCAAAATAATGTAATCCATCTACAATTAAACCAGAAGCAAACATTGCTCCTCTTCCATATTTTTGATTTATTTCTTCAAACGTTAGAACTGAGGTGTTGGGTGATTGATTCCAATCTTTATCACCAAATAATGATAAAAAAGATACAGCGGTGAAATTATCCTGCCCTTCATATAGGTAATTTATTATCGATTCATAATCATCTATAATAACTGTATTAGATACATTATGACATAGGGTTGGGATGATACATCTATCTTCAGTTTTTCCTTCTTTTACCCAATTTTGTTGAACTAATTTTATTAATTCTAAATGTTTTATTCCTTGAAGATCATTTTTATATAAAGTACCTTTATTATTTTCAATGGGTACAAATACAGCCCAATCTGATTTAGTTTCTGAATATACGCTTTCTTCGAGAAGAAAATCCATATTCTCAGACAAATATTTAGCTGTTTCTGTTTCCTTATTAAGTTGCATTACTCTAAAATATTTCTCTGAGTGTTCTGGATGTATCCCAGAACCACAACCCAAAATTACGGATGCATTTCCACTAGGTTTTACTGTAGTTATTCTAGCTGAGGGATTTATATATATTAAATTTGCTACTTCTTCATTTGTTTTTTTAGCCATTTGTGCTGCTTCTTTTAATACTTCAGCATTAAATAACCAAGGTTGATTAGTCCAACCTGTTATAGAAACTCCCAATAATGCTTCTTTTTCTGTGATTGCTATACTTTCATATAAAACATCTTTAATATGTTTAAAGTCAGTAAATCCAGCTTGTAATGTTCCTGCAACCGTAGCATATTTAACAGCTTCGAGGAGTGTTTTTTTATCTTTCATTAATGAACCATTAATTTCAGTTAAATTACATCCTTGTATTCCGGTTCTAAAGGTGGGTTCATCTAATAATGTTTCATCTGAATTCATTACTCTTTCGATTATTGATTTATCATTCCAATCGAAATATAAGGGGGCGAAGTGAATTTCAAAACATGGGTTCAAAACTTCATATATATTATTCATAAATACAAAACCTATATCCGAAATCCCATTATTTAATTCAACAAGATATTTGAATTCTTCTTTAGTAAATTTATGACGCATTAATCCAACTGAATTATTTGATCTTTCTCTTTGTTTATTTGTATTTCTCCAATTCCCTGTCTTAGCATTTACCATATCTTCATCACCTTGAGATATAATTACGCTACATGCTGCTCTTCTAATTCCTCCACTTAATACAGCATTTGCTAAATGCATAAAGAAATCATATGCTATAATACTTTTAAATGATTTTGGGATTTCTTCAACATATGCTTCCATCATTTCCTCAATCTTTTCAAAAGATTGTTTAATACCATTAGGTCCTGGGGCTTTATATTTTTTAGCAATTTTAGAACCCTTAGGTCTAATTGATGAATAATCAAATTTTATTTGATATCCTTGGTACTCTTCAAAACCGGAGATAGGATTTTCGGATAAATAAGATGATATTAAAACATGGGCCGCGTCTGACCAACCTTCTATACTATCTTGAATGATATAAGTTTTAGTACCTTTTAATCTTTTTTGTATTTTAGGTAAACGATTAATAAAGGGTTGCATCATATTTACTCCTACCCCACACCCACATAATAATAAGTAAAATGCATTCCCTAAAAATGAAGGTTTATCTGCAAACATAACAACACAATTATACATTTTAAAATTATGTTGAAACATATTTTCTCCCCTAAATTGTAAAGATCTTTGAGATGTTAAATATTTTTTATCAAAATAAAATTTTTCAGCATTATCTATATATTCTACTAATTTATCATTATGTAAATAATCTTTATATTTTATTCGATGAGTATTAAAAACATCTTTTGTTGCTTCCTCCCAAGTCTCATATCTATCTAATTTATCATTCCATCCTAAAAAGTCCGAATATAATTTTAAATCAGAAAGAAATTGTCGTCCGTTATTCATATTTGTTTATTTATTATTTATTTAATTCAAAAAATTTATTTTTTAAAAGCTGTTTATCAAATTTATCAAAGTCACTATCAAACTTTTTAGTAGCTGGTTTATTGTCTTCATCATCTTCTGGATTATATTCTTCTTCAATTTCTATATAACCTCTAGATGTATCTATTTTAGCATTATATGTCATACCATCTGCACCATATCTATTTTTCATAATGTGAATTCTACCTGTTCCATTAACTTTATCTTCTTTTTTTCTTGAGAGGGTTAAGCATAGGTCAGAAATCATAATTTTATCATAACTTCCGGCCGCTGCTGTGCCTTCTATAATATTTTCTTTAGCTCCTGTTCTATTAACCTGGGATACGGACCATACAGGTAAATTTAATTCTCGAGCTAATCCTTTAGTACTGATATAAATATCATCAATTTCTTCTTTTCTTTCCCTATTTTTTCTTTTTGATGAAAGTAAGTCAACATAATCTATAATAATTAAATCTGCTTTAAATCCTAGATCCTCACATTTTTTAACATGGCTTTCTAGAGTAGAAATACTTGCTTTTCCTGGAGTGTATTCTTTTATAATTAATTTACCTGGGAGTTCTGTTACTGTTTCTTCTACTTTTATTTTAAAATTTTTAAGTTTATCTACAGGAATACCTGTAAAAAAAGCATCATATCTTTTTCCAACATAATCTTCTCCTAATTCTAAAGTATAATGCACTACATTATATCCTAATTGAACAGCACATCCTCCTAATGCTACTAAAGCCCATGACTTACCACCTCCAGGATTACCAAATACTAAACCAAAATCTCCATTCCCTAAACCTCCTTGTATTAATTCATTTATTTTACCCCAAGGAGTTGGAATAATAACTCTATTTTCTTCTCTATATCTAGATTCAGTGTCTTTATCATATTCATGACCTATGTTTTTATCTTGTCCTGCTTTAAGAGCGCTATCAATCAAGAATCTAATAGAATCATATTCTCCACCCTTAAGTAAATCTACTGATTCTAATAATGCTCTTTTTAATTGTTGGTTTTTACAAAAACCTGAAAATTCATTTTCAATATATTCTAAATCATCTTCAGATGCTGAATAAGATTGCTTTAATTGTTCTTTAATAGCAATTTGAAGTACATCGTTTGTTATCTTCTTCATTTCTACTTTCAGAACTTCCATTGTTGGTGGGCAATGGTATTCACTATAATATTTTAAAATTTGACCTACAATCCATTTTGAAGCTTGAGTACTGAAATATTCATCAGTTAAAACATCATGTATTGATAGTAAAAATTTTTTATGTGTTAATAGTGAAGATATTACTTTAGTTTGGAAAGAGGGTCCGTATTCCTCTAAAGAATTTAATCTTGTCGTTGTCATAACTTTTATTTTATTATTTTAAATATAAAAAATTTTCTTTAATCCAAAAATCTACATTTTTAATTATTTTTCCTAATTCGTCTTCATTATACATTCGTATAAATTCTTCAGGTTCAAAAGATAATTCATCACACTCAATTGCTGATTGTAGATCTTCTATATCTTGCTCACTTACTAAAGGTTTACTTAGATCCATAACTTTATACTTGCTCTCTATCTCATTTCGCTCCATCAATATTCGAGCATATACAACATGGTCTTTAAGTTTTTCTTCACATATATCAAATATATCTTGAAGTGATAAATTTCTTTCTTTTAATTCCGGGAATTTTTTTAAAAGTCCTTTTTCACCTAATCCTTTAATTCCTTTTACATTATCTGAGTTATCACCAAGAAGTGTTTTCTGTAGGATAAAGTTATGTGGTGTAAGTTGAAACTTATCAATTACAGTCTGTGGCGTATAATATTCTTTTTCAACGGGACGATAGACTGTGATGTTATTGGTGACTAGCTGAAGGAAGTCTTTATCTGCGGATACTATAAATGATTTATTATTTGGATTTGATGATATCTGTTGACTCAAACAAGCTAAAATATCATCTGCTTCTACTTTAGGAATACTTAGTACTTTAATAGGTAAACATTCCAAATAATGCATCAAACGTACTATTTGATTAATTTTAGAATCATGTTCTTCCTCAATATCATCAAAAATATCCCAATTAGTAATTCTATTAATATTTCGACTTGATTTATATTCAGGAATCATATTTTTTCGACTAGCTGAAGATCCAGGACCATCAAAAACAACATATACAGATGTAGGTTTTATTTCTTTGACTAATGTTCCTAATGATCTAAGAAAACCACCTAAACCCCCGATATGAACTCCATGGCTATTTATTAGATTTAAAATTGCAAAGTTTCTAAAAAATAGATTGAGACCATCAATTAATAGTACTCTTTCATGTTTATTAGGAATTGAGTCTGTGTTTTCTTGGACTTCATTCAAGAGTTTAAGTAAATTTTTATTTTTCATACTATTCTTTAATAGATTCCAATATATCAGAAATATTTTCTCTTTCATCCCACTCACTCGAGTCTTCAACAATCAATATATCCCCATCTACTTCTTCAAACCAATTACGTGAATATTCTTTTTTATATTTAGCTATTGAATTATCAGTATCAGGAATAAAACCATGAGGAGTAACAATTACTGTTGATTGAGTAGCTATTCCTATTCCTGTGTGAATTTTATCTATTGCTATTTTGGTTCTTTTAGCAAATTCTACATTCTTTTTATCTTTAACAGCTTTGATTTTAGATGTTCCACTATTAGTTATGTTACCAAAGGTTATTACTAAAGTTGCATCCCAATACATAGCATCTCCTCCTTTATTTGTCATTTTTGGTCTTCCCATGGGTGATTCAGCGGGTTGTACTCCAACTTTATTAATAATAAAGAATGTATTTGTATAAGGATAATTAGATTTACGAGACATTGTGAATTTTTGATTCACAAAATTACCAAATTGAGTAGCCATAGCTCCTGCATTCCATTGAGGGTTGTTACTTTTAGCTTCAACACTCATTTTACATGGAATTGAACCAACGGAGTCCCATAAAAAGCAAAGATCATAAGGTAAATTCCCTTTCTTTTGTTCATCTAATATATCCAATATAAATGCTGATACATCTTCTATAACATTAATTGTTGATCTATCTACATACATAAAAAAACCTTCGTAATTTATGTTTGTTGGATCCTCGGGATCTATTATTCTATTTAATTCAAATCCCATTTGAGCAGCATGTTCAAAATCCCACTTCATTTCAGTTATTATGAATATAGGAAGAATTCCTTGTTTTTGAGCATTTATAGCTGTCTCAATTAATAGTGTTGTTTTACCAGAGTCTGATCTTCCCCTAGCTATAGTTAAATGACCCATTGGAATTCCTTCTATAGAAAGAGCATCTTGAATAGGTTTACTGAATGGGATAAATTTCTGTTCTTTGAACTTTACATTATTGTCTAATCCTTTTTTCTCCTTGAATTTATCAAGTGAGAATTTTGATTTAAGTTCTTCCCCTACCGCTTCTGTGAGCGACTTTTTTGTTTTTGCCATAAATTTTAGTTTTAATTGGGGGCTAAATCACCCCCCTAATTGTTATTAGTCTTTTTCAAACAGATCATCAAATTTTGACTTATTATCTTTTTTAGTAGTAGATAAAGTATAATTTGATGCAGGTTTAGATTTTGCTGTAGGTTTATCCCAAGGTAAATCTGTTGTTGGAGGTATTACTTCGTCTTCTTCCTCCTCTTCCTCAACTTCCTCATCCGGTGCTAACCAGCTTTGTAATGCACTTTTCATTTCATCAAATGTATAACGTTTAAACGCTTCAGATGGATCAGGTTGATTGTTTAAGAATTTTTCAATTTCTTCTTTAGTTGAAGCTAGTGGAGAAATCTTTGTTTTAGGACGAATAGATGATTTATTATAAGCAGTTCCTGTAGTTTCTGGTCCTACTGTATCTACTGTAAAATCTCTACCTTCTGCAACGTCAGTAAAATCCTGAATGTCTTCATCATCAGCCATTGATAAGAATTCCATATATACTTCTTTACCAAATTGCCATAAACGAACCCCTTTATCTTCTTCACCACGTACAATTACAGGAGCGAATACTCTTAATTTTGGTTCTAATTTTTTAGCTAATCTCCAATCTTCTTTATCGCTTGATTTACGTAATTGTTTTACGAATTCAGCAATTGGATCTTTTTCACCCCAAGAAAGTGGAGAAAGCATCATCTTGTTTCCAATACCATAATAAAAGAATAATTCTTTGAATGGGGTTTTGTCGTCGAATTTTGACGGAACAATTCTAATTGTTTGTTTTCCGATAGATGGCTTCCAATATAATTTTTCATAATCCACTTTAGAACCACCTTTGTTGTTCTTTGAATTCATATTAGAAAGCTTCTGTCTAATTGTGTTTAAATCCATGTTTAATAACTTTTTTTTGTTTATAATATACTTTAATGTAATAACCTATTTTTGGGAAGCCAAATATTTTTATTGAGAAAGAGTATTTTATATATAATAAATATCGCCTAAATTTTAGTTTAATTTTTTATAATCTACAATATCAGTTTCTAAAGCTTTTGAAAAAGTATATAAAGCATCCTCCTTACTTCTACCTTCTCCTTCAGGTTCAACACTAAATTCAACAGGTTTAAATTTTATATTACCTTCAATTTTATCATATTTCCACCACCTGCCTTTTTTAGTAACTGATATTTTTGCTGTATTTCCATTAGCATCTGTTACGTTGTAAATGTAAGATATAATAGGTTCAACAAATTCTCCTTTTTTTAATTGAATTGGTGCGTGTTTCCATTGATTTAAATTTTTAGGAAAACCAAACCCATATTCACTGTATAAGTAGTTTAAAAAGTCTTTATCCTTTTTTATCATTATATCACTATAAAATTCAAAGGTACCATTATCTTTAAGTGAATTATTTACTGTTGTAGCAAATGATTTAACATTATCTAAGTTATATACTAATTGAGCAGCTATAATTTTATTTGCTTTTGGAAAGCTATAAGGTTGATTTAAATTATATTCAACATATATTTTTTCATCTTTTATCTCACCTGGTTCTTTAGCAAATTGTTCTATGGGAATGTTATCTACTATAACAATATTTTTTTCAGGGTAATAATTAGTTTCACCACCCCCCATATCATATATTAGATTTGAGATTTTTGATAATATTCCTATTGGAACTTTATTATAAGTTCTATCTGATTTTACAATATATACCTCAGGAGTTAAAGGTCCTGTATTGTCGTATTCCTTTAAAAGGTCTAAAAGTTTTATCATTAGTTGGTTATGTCTATGTATAAATATTACCTTTTACTCCGGGAACCATTTTTTTAATTTCTTCTTCGGAATATTTTTTACTTATTGGAGTATCTAATAAATCAAGATTACCTCCAACCGTTAAACCATTTGGCAATGAGGTAATTTTAGTATTTCTTAAATCAAGATTACCTCCAACCGTTAAACCATTTGGCAATGAGGTAATTTTAGTATTTCTTAAATCAAGATAGCCACCAACCGTTAAACCATTTGGCAATGAGGTAATTTTAGTATTTGCTAAATCAAGATAGCCATCAACCGTTAAACCATTTGGCAATGAGGTAATTTTAGTATTTGCTAAATCAAGATAGCCATCAACCTTTAGACCATTTGGTAATGATGTAATTGGAGTATTTACTAAATTAAGATTACCCCCAACTTTTAAATCATTTGGTAATGATGTAATTGAAGTATTTCTTAAATAAAGATCACCTCCAACCTTTAGACTATTTGGTAATGATGTAATTGGAGTATTGGATAAATAAAGATCACCTCCAACCGTTAAACCATTTGGTAATGATGTAATTTTGGTACGATTTAAATTAAGATAGCCACCAACCGTTAGACCATTAGGTAATGAGGTAATTTTGGTACCATATAAATTAAGATAGCCACCAACCGTTAGACCATTTGGTAATGATGTAATTGGGGTATTTCTTAAATCAAGATCACCTTTATCTCCATCCTTCATGTACTGTTCAATCTTTTTTTGGGTAGCAATTGCAAAATTTTGTTGACGTTCTTCAGGGGAACGTCTAGGTTTGAGAATGTTTAATTTTTCTTCGCGTAAAAGGTCTAAAAGTTTTATCATTGAATTTATTTATATCTACAGACTAATGATCTTATAAATTTTAGTATCTAGTCTTTTTAATTCACCCTGTTGAGTTAACAAAATGCAATTTCTGTAGTTATTCCAATCTATAACAAATTTAGAATCTAACATTCCATTGTTTAGACTTTTGATTAGCTGATTTAGAGCGTTTATTGAATATAAACTATTTGTTTCTTTTTTTCTATGAACTAAGATGGTATTTTCAGGAATATCAGATATATTTCCAAGTTCAATATTATATGTTAATACATACTCATCGTTAGTTTTGATATGCAATGCAAATATCTTCCCGTATAATACGTTATATTTACTTTGAATCGATTCTATTAAATCCTCTATTTTATCTACTTTAGTAAAAGTACAAAACAATTTGTTTTGAATGTTCATATTGGGGTCGTATAAGTCATAATCATATGTCGTACCATACATATTAATAGAACTATCAAAAATCGAGTTTTGATTCATAAATTTTATTTTAAATTGTTATAATTGTAACCTGTTTTAATTTTGACATCGAATTTATATGTTTTAAATATTTCCAATATTTTATCTATCAAATCTTCTTCATCTTCATCCAAATCTAATAAAAATGCATCGTAAGTAAAAAGTATTAGTTTTGTATTTTTACCTCTTAATATTTTTAACATATCCCATATAATGTTAATATTTGTTGAAGTTTCAGTCGTCTGAAGTAGATAGTTCAGTAACTTATTTGGGTTCATATTTTCCAATTTATCTTTGTAAAACTTCCATCCACTTGTTTTATCTTCAATAAATCCTTCATTCTGAAATTGTTCCCATAATTTATCTTTAAAGTGTTGAAGACGTGAAAAAAATTCTACATTTTTATATTCTTCAAAAATATTACCATTAAGGTTTTTAAATACTATTTTTTTAGCTTCATCATAACTTACATTACATTCTTCCACAATTTCATGATATATGTTCTTATCTCCAAAATCATAACCCATAAGTTTACTAATTAGGGTAGGATGGAATGCTGATAAGTCTATTTCTACTAATTTATCATTTCTAGGAATAAATGCTTCTCTACTTCCGTTCTCCTTATTTAAGGCAGCATAATTTACACCCCCAAATCTGTTGGCTGGTCTTCTTGTTGTAGTCTTAAAGTTGTATTGACTATATACGTAGTCGGCATCAACATGATAGAAGTGGTCTTTGAATTTTTCTCTTTGTATTCGTAAACCATTCCGTTCAATTGCGTTAAACACCAAGGATGCTCTATTATTATAGAATAAGTTAATTGGTTCATTTATTTTTTCTTTTAAATCGTTAAATATTTTTTCACAAACTTCATAATGTTTGGATATAGGTATAATCTTATTAAGATCATCAATATGTTGATAATTACGATAAAAATAATCATGAGCTGAGGTTGTGGGTCTCTCATAAATGTGTTCTAATGTGATATCAACTATATTCGGGTGTATAAGGTAGTGTAAAAACTCTTTCTTATCTCGTACATATATTTTATTGATCTTATTAATAACCGTTGATATAGCGTTTATACTTAATTGTAATGTATCATTATGTTCTACACATAACATATAACCTTTACTATTGTTTATTGGTTTAATATAAATTAAGGATATGTTATTTATTGTTGGATGAATGTAATCATTAAATGGGATTATTTCAACAAACGCTTCTTCAATCTCTTTATAGTAAAATTCCTTTAATTGTTCATAATTCTCAATAATGTAAAACATATCTTATAACCTTTATTCAGATAATGATAATATAATTATCTCAGATAACCAAATATTCTACAATAAAAAGGAAATCCGAACTAGGTAGCGATACTTTGTTCGGATTTGTCACCTGTTGGGTAACTATAACGGGCCCTAAGTTCCGTATGTTGTTGTTTTTATTTTTAATTAATAATCATCATCATCGTCATCATCGTTATCTTCCCAATTAAATACAATGTCTTCCATTACATCGTAAGCCTTATCTTCGGCTTCTTTTTGGGTTTTGAATGGTCCTGTACCTTCCTCGTCTTCAAAATCACCAAAGCTAAGATATCCATCTACCCAAAATCCCTCCTCATCTTTCACAACTACTACAGTATCCGAATTATTTGTATCCCACCCATCCATAGGTGCTGTATAGGCAGCTAGTACTTTTCCATTATATGTTTCGTCGTCTTCTTTAGTAGGTGTATATGGCGTGAAACCTTTTGGATATTTTTCTTGACCTTCATTAATAATTCCTGCTAATTTTTGCATACGTTGGAATTGTTCGCTTAGTATTTGTTTTTTCATTTTTGTTTAATTTGTTTGTTTTATTTGTTTGTTGTTTTTACAAACTAAGATTTTTATTATGTACAAGATTATCAATTAATTCATCAAAAGACCAATCTCTTAACGGCCTTCCCCCTCTACCGAAACTATACATATCATCACCTACTTTTTCAATAGTATACCAATTTTTTTGATTGCCGTTTGCATAGTAAGTTGTCAACCATACTTTATCATCTTTTATAGATACATCACCCCATCTTGGTTTAAGCTTTTGAACTATTAAATTTAAATCACTATCTTCATTTTCTTTTAATACTTTACGTACTTCTTCACGAATTAGTTTTCTGAATTCTGTTGCTTTCATTTTTTGTTTTTAATTGTTTTTAATTGTTTTTAATCTTCGTCTTCGTCATCATATAATTCATCCGAGAATGAATCATAAACATCATTTGCTACATCTGAACTAAATTTAGAAAATGGTAAACTACCATCAGTTAATCCAACTAAAATCCGGATTACATCTTCAGGTTGATTTTCAACCATTATGCTCCAATATTCTTTAACCATATCATTGGTTGGTTTTTCTTCTTTTAATACTTTACGTACTTCTTCTTGTATTAGTTTTTTAAATTCTTGTTTTTTCATTTTGTTTTTGTTTGTTTTTAATTATTTATTATACGTCAATATACGAACAGTGTTTCGATTCGCCACATATTTCATATGACTTAGTTATGACGTTTTTATTTTATTTCATATAAATATATTAAAATTGAGTTAAAGTATCAAATTATTGAAAATATTTAATATAATCAAATTTTAAATATTCATCAAATCTATATAATTTTTGTCTCTGCATAGCTAATGATATCATATTTTTATTAGTATTAGCTACTTTTTCTTTATTTCCCGATATTTGCCATGCTAAATTAATAGGGGTATATAACTGCCACATAATTTGAGGATCTTTATTTACTAATTTATTATAAGTAGATTTATTAATTTCTATATATATTAATTCGTTTGTTTTTTTACAAAAATATCTTCTAAATTCACCTACTTGATAGTCTTGGATGGTTGGGAGTGTTATATTTTGGGTTGGAACAGAAATTGAAAAATTTGGATCTATTTTTTTAGTTACTATATATGTTTCAAGACTAGGTTGACTTTCAACTGACGAAATCACATCTAAAGTAATTTGTGAGAATGGTTGAGGTATTGTAGGATCACCATTTGGTATTTTAAATATTTCACTATTTGGAGTATCTTGAGGTGTTTTACCTGTAAAAAACTTTCCATCAGATGTACTCCAATACGATCCGACATATGAATTACTTGGAGTGTATGGAGTTAAAGTAAATTCTTGTCCATTAGTATATAAATTGGTTTTTATTTGAGAGAGTGGATAATACGACATTTTATACTAAATATTGTTTTTTAATTTTTGGTGATGGGGATTTTTTGTAGTATACATATTTTATGAGCTAAATAGTGCCGCTTCTTCTTGTCGTCGTTGTATCAATCCTCGGAGTATTTTTCCCTCAGATGTTATTGGTCCTTCTGCTATAAGTTGTGCTGCTAAAGCGTATTGTCCTGTTTGTACGCTAGTCTTGATTCTTTCTCTTAAACTACCAACATTATATACATAACTTATAAGTGCCGCTTTTTGTCTATCGCTTAATTTATCAAAAGCACCTTTAGTTATTTGGTTTTTACCTTTACCTACTAACCTATTATAGTATGTAGTCTGTATTTCAAGTCTAAGAACGGTATCTGCATCGGCACGGGTTGTTGTATCTCCTGGTACTACCTTTCTTATTTTTCTACTTTTAGCATCAATGACCCTATCTGTACCATATCCCAAACGGTATGCGGTTGCGTCAAATCTTGCTTTTGGAAGGAATTGTTCTTTATATGAAATATAATTAAAAGCAATTGTTACCCAATCTCCTCCATTATATGCATTTATATCTATTGGTGCCTTAGCAACTTCGGTATTAGTTGAAGTTGCAGTAAGTGGTGGTGTAGGTGGACTAATATATCCACTTCCTTCAGGATTTCTAGGCATCCCTAAAGATTCTATTACAGTAGTCCATTGATTGTTTTCTATATTATGTGTTATTCCTTTAATAATAAAATCTAAACTTTCAGGATAATTTGTTGGCAAAAATTCTTGTTCTGAGGTATATTTTTGATAAATTTTAAATCCTGATAGACCATCCATTGTTAGTTGGAGATTAATAGGGATAAAACCATTACCAGGAGATAATTTATATGGATTTTTTGTTTTATCTTCTAATACTGCAAGAGATTGATTAATAGAAGCTATAGTTTTATTTAGTTTTACTAAATCTTTTCCTATGTTTTTCATACTATCTATTAAATCAGTATCGCCTAAATCTTGATCACCATATACTGTTTTTAAAAATTTAACAACTGTTGAAGTAATAGGAATTACACTATTATAAAAATTACTAATTAATTGTTCTTTAGGATCATTACTAGTATCTATATTAGCATCAATTATCTCGGGTTTCATTCTATCTGTTAAACCATAATTCATTTTAGATAAACATGTAGCATCTTCTCCAACAACTAACCCACGAGCTTGAGCCCCTACTGTTATCATAGTTGCAAAACTTGCTGGAATTTCTGTTCTAAATGAAAAATCTCTGATAAAACTAGCCTGTCCTCCACTTTCTTTATATCCAAACATATTGAATTTAGCTAATTCTGGGCCATCTCCTACTGTTTGAACTGCTTTACCCTTAAAATCTTCTTTTTTTAGAAATGTATCTCTATCTGGGAGAGCTATTTCATCTATAAAAATTATTTCATTATTTTCGTTTATAGTTGGAGTTAATTTATTATAATAACAAGTTGCTTCTGAGAATCCATCGCATATTGATTGTAAGAAATCTAATAGTATTATGTTTCCCTCACTATCAACCATTGAATCCATCTTAGATAAGATCCAATTCATATTGAAATACACATTCATTAAATAAAGATAACGATTGTTATTTTCAATAAATTCACCTTCTAAAAACATTTCACGTACAGAATATGATAATTGTTCTTCTGTAGCTTGTACAGCTTGGGTTACTTCTTTAGGTGGTTCAATATTGGCTTTAATAGAAGATCTAACCTTTTCAAAATTAGAAGGAACAGGATCATTAATTATGTCTCCTAATTGTATTTCTTCACCACTAGCACCTGGATCATCTCTTGATTGTTTTTCTGAAAATAAAATTATATTGTAGTTAAGTCCAGCTTCTGTAATATCTGCTTGTCTAGCAATAATACCATATTTCTCATAAGTATTATCTATGATTTTTATTATTTCACTTATGTCTTTTAACTTTCCTTCTTCATTTAGAAAGGCTTTATTATTTAAAATAATATCAACATTATTTATAACCTCATTTACTTGTGTATTTGCAGTTTCATTTAAAGTTGTAGATAATGAAGTATTTGTTATACCTAATAATGGATTAACTATAGTAGTTTTAAAAACACATATTCCAGGATCAGTAATTATTTGTCTTTGTTCTAGATGAATAATATTTGTTTTTGTATCAGTATTTAATAAAATAGTTGGAACAATTTTATTATTTTTCTTAATTTGGGGTATTAAATTTTGTTGAATCCAATCAAGTAAATATCCCAGTCTTATGTAATATATACTATTTTGGGGGTGAGTATCCCACCAAAACGCATGTTCTTTTTTGTTTTTCCATTTTATTTGACCATAATTTGCAGCAGCTCCACTAACAGGCTCTCCTCCTAATCTTTTCATTAAATCGTAAAAATGTTGTCCCATTTTTGATTTTTTAGAATATACTTCCAAGGATTCTTCATTATCTTTAGGTTTAGGTTTACTATCAGATTTAGCATCAGTATAATCTAATTTTATATCACTTTTAATGTTTGATAAAGAAGTATTTATTTTAAGTGATTCAATAACATCTCCAACACTTCTAACAGTCAATGTTATATCGTAACTTAAATCTTTATTTACAGTCCAACTATAGTTTACAACTTTTCCTAAAACCGCATCATAATTACCAAAAAATTGTTTTCTTCTTAAGTCTATTATAGGTAATAAAGAATTATAGGTTATAGGCGATCCAGTTTTATCTTTACCTGTTAAAAATAAACTTTCTAAAGTAGCCTGACCAAAAGTAGCATTACCATTAGCATCAACATCATTTTTTAATTTTCCATCATTATCATAAAACATACTATGTCCCCACTCTAATAAAACTGTATATCCTAATCTAAGATATAATAAATCAATAATATCAAATTGTTTTCTATTATATGCTTTTATAACAATTGTAGAAGTTCTTAATGATCCTCTATTTTCTGTTTTTATATTTGCACTTACTATACCTGGCATTGGGCTTAGTCCATAATCTAGACCTCCCAATCCATACGCTCCCATATTATGAACGGAACCATCTCTTGTAATTCCTGATCTTTGTTCTATTGTTGCTCCTTCTATTGCGTTTGGAGTATATTTAGTAACTCCCCCAAATAAAACATATTGTTCAGCTAATGCTGATTCTCCATCCCCTCTTAACCCATCTAAAATTTTTCGGGGGTTAATTTCTTTATTAACATCTACAGATGAAACTAATCTCACCCATCCAGTTTTAGAATTCATCCAACTTAATAACTCATTATCTCTATGTGATGAACCTAATTTAGTTTGTCTTAGATTTATTTGATCTACTATTTCTTTTGGAAAATTTTCTCCTACAATATTCATAACTACTGATTTATTGAATTAAAACTTCTTACAACATCTATATAAGATGCAGGAATTCGAATTTGTATACCTCCAGGAATAACTAGTGAACTTTGATTTAAAATATTAGCGTTTGCTATTGATATTACCCACCATAATGAACTATCTTGGTAAAACTGTTGTGCTAAAATATCAAACCTATCTCCTTGTACTGTATATACATAAATATCGTCAGGGGATAAAGGAATTTCAGGATAGCGAGAAGTTTTATAAACTACTTTGCCGTCTATTTTTGTTTGAGGTATATTTTGATATCTATTCATATTTAAGCTATTGGAAGTCCATCCAATCCTCTTAGTGTAAGTTGGTCAGATGATGGATTTGATATTTGAGAATCTATTGGGGGAAGATTAATAATTTCCTCTTCTATTCTTCCACTTGTTGTAAGTCCATATGGTTGCTCTTTTGGTTTTGTCTTTCTAGGATTTGGTGATTTAGCATATAATGTATTTGCATTCCCTGCAGCATCTTGTAATGCTATAAATCTACTTTTACCATCCCAATCTTTTATATTTTGTGTTTTAGGTACAAAATTATGTATTGGTGTAAAGTTAAAACTACTTACTCTAATATAGTGGGGTAATTCTTTAACTTTACTATCATATTCATTTGTTGCAGTATTAATCCCCCCATCTGGTAATCCTATTTCCCAAGGTGAATCCTCACCAATTTCAAATGTTAAACCCGTTATAAATCCAACTTGTTCATAAACATATCCCCCAATTGTCAATTGTACTAAAGGTCCACGCATATATCCACTCGGACTATAACTAGGAGCTAATGTTGAAGCTAGATAATTTAGTTTTTTATACATTGGAGATAATTCCTCTCTTGATTGGGCAGCTACAGTCCATGATAAAGATAAAGTTCTATCAAATCCTCCATAAGAATAAAATTTTTCTCCTCTCCCTACATAATTATATGAATTCCAGGCTGCACTATAGTTATCAGTAATTGAATTTAAAAATGCTCTAAAATGCATAAATGTTTTAAAATTAGGATCACCAGCATTAATAGATGCTATTCTAAATTTTACTAAATCATTTATAGGAGCACTAGTTGGATCATTTCCATTACCATTTGGATCAACATTCCCACTATAATATATAGGATGGGCATTTAATCTATCTATTGGGCCTATCCCTGATCCATTTGTATATGAATATAAATTTTTACCTGATTTATATCCAGGGCCTTGTTTGGTTAGTGTTCCTCCTATATTAACTCGAGTTTCAATATTTTGATTTGAATAATCAGGAGCATCTGACATTACTGTAGAGGTATTATTTATACTAGTTCTTAATAATGCTCTAAAATCTTGAATTTCAGGAGTATAACTAGGAGCATCTTTACTTACATTTATTGATAATGATGCCGATATAATATTCTCTTGAGTGTAAACTAGAGTATTGTTTGGGAAATTAGGACTAGGGCTATTTCTGTAATCAAAATTTTTAATTCTACCTACTATATTAGTAATATCATTTGAAATTTTATTATAAATTAACATTTGATTATCTTCATAAGTAGGACTTGCATTAAGTGTATTAAATCTAGTAAATCTAAGAAAGTTATCATAATCACTTGTAGGAATAGATATATTTGTTCCTAAAGAAAAATATGTCTTATCTCTACTAGCATCGGGTATGTATTTTCCAGTAAAAAACTCCTTTTTATCTTTAAAATTTATATTATTAATACCCGTTCTTTGATCCGCAAATCTAATATGAGTTGGTCCTACTCCTAATACTGAGCCGGGACCTCCAGGGTATAATATAAGATCAACTTGATCGTCTTTAGATGTTACATTAGTTACTTTAGAAAATCCACCTAACGACCCATCTTGCATTTTAGTTTCATATAAAGCATAAAGTCTATTTTTTAAAATACCATCAGGTGAATTTTTTGTTTCATCAATTTCATTATTTATTACATCAGAATAAGTTATTCTAGAGCCAAAAGTTCCGGGAACCGGATTTATTCCTTGTTTATTAAAATGCAAACCTGCTGCACTAACTCCGGCTTGTGCTAAAGTATTTGTTGGTAAATATACCCCATCATTGATTAATCCGGATGCTTGAGTTTTAACTCCAGTTCTTGATAATAGATTTTGATTTAAAGTAAATAAATAACCATTCGGAGATTTTAGATCAAAAAACATTTTTGTTAACCTAGATACATCCTCAAGAGTATGAATAGAAGCTAATACTACTCCATTACCAACAGGAATTTTGTTGGGATCGGCATATAGAGGTTTCTTGATATATGGTTGTCCACTATCACCACCCCCAGGCCTATCATTCCCATATTTGAGGGATTTTAGGTTTGTTTTTAAATCTAAAAGAGGCATATATTATTATTAATAATGTCCATCAATAGGGCCCGTATCTCTGTAAGTAGCGGGTCTTACCCCGTTTAAGTCTAATAATGATGGATTTGGTAATAAATTAGGAACTCCGTCGTTATAAGCGTTGTATGCCGCCCTTACGTCGGCTGCATTTGCACCATTTAATGAGTATCCTGGTTGAGTGTTGTCAGCATGTAGTTTTGATAATGTAGTTGCTCCTATATTTGTAGGAGGTGTTGCTCCGTTACCTGTTGAAAGTACAGAGCCTGGACCTGATGTTAGTCTGTCTAAAAGTGCCATGTTATGTTTTTATTTGTTTATTATAAATATTATATACTATTGAACTTTAACTGCTCCAATATTGTGAGCTTGTCCTACTTTATTACTATCCATTTTTATTGTATTATCTTTTATTAGTATTTGATTTAGGACTGATTTTACTGCTTGAAGTTCTTGTATCATAGGAGTTATATCTATTGAAGGTTGAGATCCACCACCTTTTGGTTTTTTAGTACCTGCTAAATCTGTTCCTGCTACTATTTGATCATTAGGATTTAATTGTACTGTACCAAATTCTCCAGATACTATAGGGCCTTTTTTAGGATCAATAACACCATCTTTCATTGCCATTGCTGCGCCTACTGCCCCCATTACTGCACCCATTACTGCTGCAATTCCTCCTATGATTGCTGGAGTAGCAAGACCAACAGTGGTGGCTTCAGCAGTAGCGGTAGCAGCCGCCGCATTAGCTAAATTAAGTCCCAACATTGTACCTAATTGTAAAGTATTTTTTACTAACCCCCCTAATAGAACTCCAGTTATTACAGTAGCTAATCCGGTAAATAATACCTTCATTAATCCAGTATGTTCAGCCATAGATGCTAACATTTCTAATGGACCTGCTAATGCTTCACCCATTTTACTTATGGATTTATTTATACTTTCTTGAACTGATAGTCTTTTAAAGTCTTCTACATTCATCCCTGATGCTTTTTGTACTTGCTCATCTGTTAATCCTAATTGGGATTTTTGATCTATTATCATCTTAGCAATATCTTCTCTTTGTAAACCAACAGATTTGGCTACTGCTTCTTGTTGTAATCTATTTCCTGAAGTATATGCACTTATTATATCTTGATTTTGGCCTATTTCTTTAGTAAGTTCAGCCGTTTCACCATTTAAAGCTAATAATCGGGCTTTTTCAAAATTTAAATCTTTTCCGGTTAATAATTCGGCTTCAATTTCCGATGATATTGATGACTCAAAATCTAGTAATGAACTTGCTATTTGTTCTGATTTTTCTAGTGAGAGACCAAATTTTCTTGCCTCTAAATTAGCTTGAGCAATTTTTGAAGCATTTCCTCCTAAATTAACTGCAATAACATTTGAGGTATTGGCTACATCACTTAATATTTGTTTTTGCGATATTGCTGTTCTATTAGTTTTATTGAAATTACCAGCTGTTTTAATTACACTTTCATTTGCCTTTTTTAATTCAGTTCCATTTAATTTAGAAAGCATAGCTAATTTACCTGCTTCTTCACTACTCATTCCCATAAGTTCAACCATTTCAGTTGCCTCTTGTAAAGTTTTAGAGGTAAAAATTAAATCAGCTTGAAATCCTAATTGTTTAGTTAAATCAGTAGCGGTTTTAATATAATCAGAAAGTGTAGTTACACTTGTACTTGTAGCATCCCATCGACTTGCTGTTCTTCCTGTTTCTCTTCCAAAATCTGTTTGGGCTTGGTTTAATGATGCAAATCCTTTTACTATTAATCCTACTACAGATGCTACTATTACTGTAGGATCAAGTAGATTCTCTTTCATAGACTTACCGATATTTTTAAATGCTATTCCCATAGCCTCAGTTTTACCAATAATTCTATTTTCTGCTTTTTCTAATTCTTTAATTTGTGTTTTGACTTTTTCGAAAGCAGTACTTATTCCCGGAAGGTCTTTTATGAATGGAATTTCCTTCATACCAGCCATGGTGGCTCCTATTACTCCCATTCTTCTATTTAAATTTTCGAGATATATTTCTTCATCCTTTCTTTCTTCGTTTTGTTTTTCTAATTCTTTAGTCTGTAACTGTAAATAAAGAAGCTGCTGTTCTTCAACGCTTAAGGATTTATTTAATATATTGAAATTTTCTTCACTAGTATTTATTTTTTCATTTAATTCTTTAATACTTTGTTGGATTAAATCTAATTGAAATTGTTCTAAATCATTTTCTTCCTGTAATCCTTGGATTAGTTCTTGTCTTTGATGATAAAAATTATTTATATTATTTAATTCTTTAGCAGCTGCTTTTACTTTTTCTTCATTACTTATTTTGGATAGATTTCTTTCTAAGATTGTTGATTTTGCTATTAAGTCTTTATTCGATTTAATTTGTTTGGTTAAATCTTTAATATCGTCATATTCTCCCTTTTGAGAAAGAAGAGATTTATTTATTTGTTTACTAATCCCATATATGTCATTTTCAAAAGCAGTCAATTTAGTTTTAACTCCTAATACCTCTTTTAAAGATTCTAAATATGAACTAGATAAAGAATATCCTTCTTCCTGAAGACTTAGTCTTTTACGTAGTAGATCAATTTCTTCTTTTTGAAGTTTAATTGTTTCTTGAACTTTTGAAGTATCTTGATTTTGATTATTTATAGGATCTGCCATTTAATAAAGTGTATTTATTATAAATATTAAAAGGCATCACTTTCGCGATACCTTAGTTTGATATGTTTGTGGTAATTTCTTAACAAAATCAGGAACTTTTATATTTTGAGATGCTTTTTGAGCAGCTGCTCCTGATTTATTAATCCATGAATCTTCAGCTTGGGAATTTTTATTTTGATTTTCGTAGTGTTCTTTAATTTTATTAAATGTGAACTTTCTTAACCAAATAGGCATATTATAAATAGTATTCCAATCATAACCGCCATTTCCATGAAATACTATCTCATGAATTTGAGTAAATAAATGAAATCTATATTCTTGCGTCAGGCCAAAAAAAGCTAATCCCCATAGGGATCGTTAAGCCCTCCTCTAAGCCATTTGGACCTTCAAAATCAAATTTCATATCGATATCGGGTTGGATTAATTTAATATATTCTCTAAGTGATCTAGTATCTTTAGCTAAAAAATAATTATCAACAAATTCTCTAATTGTTTTTGTTGTGCTGTCTCCATTAACTGATGTAATCATATATTTAAACCTAGTAGATGATTCTGGTGAAGCGTTTTTATTAATTTTCTTTAATCCCTGAAGTTCTTGGTTAATTTTATTTTCATCACTATGAGTTAATAATTTAAAAGTAATTTTAGTACCTGAAGCTGGTAATTCATATTCAAATTCATTTTTACCTGGAGTAAATAAGCTTTCATCAATAGGTTTAGGTTCTAATGTACTTAAATCTACAGTTACATTTTCTCCTTTGTAGGTAAATTCATAATCTTTTCCGTATCCTAAAACACGTGCTGCTATTAATAATGCATTTTTATCACCAACTATAATATCTCCATAATTAATCTTTGATACTATGAGGGATTCAATCAATTTATCCAAAACTGTACCGTTTTGGATATAACTTTGGTTCGTTAAAATATCTTCATGAGCAGCAGTCATATATTTCATTTCAATTTTTCCACTTGAAAGTGGATTTGTTGATGGGTAGACTAAACCTTTAGAAGGTAGTTCAACTATTTCAGTTGGGAATGGGGATTTGTTTGTAACTTCGTTTGACATAGATTTTATTTTATTATAAATATATACAGATATTACTTTTGATAAAAAATCCTCCTATTTTTTTAAGATAGGAGGACAATTTTCTAAAAGAATTTTTTTAACTATACTGATGTTATTGTTAATATCATTTTCCCAAAAACGTAACATTTTATATCCGTTATCTTGAACCCACTTATTCTTTTTTTCATCGTTAATTGAATTTTTAATCTGGCACTTATATGTAGGACCATCTGGGTATTTTGTAGGATTGGAATGCCAAAAATCTCCGTCTACTTCTATTAGTATATTATAATCTGGGAGATAGAAATCATAAAATGCTCTGATTTCTTTAATATAGAATGATTGAGAGTAGTTTATATTTAAGAGAGTTAATATATTAGCAAACGTTTTTTCTAGTTTGGATTGATTATATTTTTTCTTTCCTATCTCTCCGGTTTCCCATTTATTTTTAGCAGTTTCGCTCATCTTTTTACGAGTTTCTTCAGATTGAACTCTTCCTACTCCAAATCCCTCAGGTTTAGGTTTAGGTATACCTTTAGCTCCTTGTGATATTTTTTTACCTAATTCAACATTGTCTCTATCTTTAACCGCTTGTTTTATATGATCATATTCACCTGAGGTGAATTTTTCTTTGCGTGTTTTGATAATAGCTTGTACTCGTTTTTCAGATTTAGGATCTCCAAAATGTCCTGGGACACGAGATTGGTGACCATGTATCCATTTACAGAAGTCTTTTAGTTTGGCTTCATATCTTGTTTGGGTGCCGCACCCACACAAACATGTGGGATGTATTCCGTTATATTTTTCCTGTATTATTTTGTCTTTCTTGAGCATAAAAATCCCCCTATTTATTATACATATGATAGGGGGATTGAAAGGTGAGGTGGGTTATACTATCTTGAATTAAGATAGCAAATATATGCTAATAATTGAGAACACAATAATCCATTGCGACTTCCAGTGTTAAGTTTTGTGCTGCAGATTCATTGTCCCAGCTATACTCACCAAAGTTAGCATTTACAATTAAAGCGCCTTTAATAATCCATTCACTTACGATATCACCTACTGGACCTAATACGTTTAATGTTAAATCTTTCTTATAAAAGTCAGAATAACCATCTCTACCAGTTACTGATTCGTGATGTAAACGTACCCACTCCATTACTGCTTGAGCTCCGGAAGGTGTGATTGGATCAAAAAGAGTCATTGTAATGTTACTCCATTTTGATTTTCCTTTTACTTTACGTAAAATGTTAATGTGGTTCAATACTACTTCGTCTTGAGTTAAAGTAATTGCGCTTATTCCTTTAATAGTATATGATGGAATACCATCAACATACATAATAAATCTATTTTGCTGTTTGGGCTCGAATGCCGTAAAGAATATCTCATTTGGGTTTAATACTGCCATAATTTTGTGTTTTATTATAAATATAATTAGTTTTGATTTCTAAGGAATTTTTTGTATATTTATCAACGTAACATTATTTAAACCTAAACCATATGGCACGTCCAAAAAAACCACCAATTCAAAATACATGCAAACATTGTTTCGTTATGTTTGAAACTCGACCTTCATCAGCTAGAGATTTTTGTACTAAAAAATGTGCTCAACAACATAAGGGAGTTGATAGAGAGTGGATGGAAAAACGAAAAAAAACATGTTTAGAAAAATATGGAAATGAAATAGCATTTAAATCTAAAGAAGTACAAGATAAATATAAAAATAATTTAATTGAAAAATATGGTGTTAATAATCCATTTTTAGTAAAAGAATTTAAGGATAAATCTAATAATACTGTTTTTGAAAGATATGGGTATAAGTTTGCAACACAAAATAAAGATATTTCAGATAAGATATCTGTGAAATTAAAAGGACAAATACATGATAGAAAAAATTTTGTTAATTTAAAGTGGGAAAAATTAGTAAACTATCAAAATACATCAGGAATGGTTCCTTTATTTGATAAAGAATATTTAGAACAAAATAAAGTGAATCATTTATTTAGGAATAAATTCAAATTTCAATGTAACAAATGTTCTGAGGTTACTGAGGTATTTTTGAGTAATGGTTATCTTCCATCATGTAAGTGTTCTGATTATAAAGGATATTCGTTGATTGAAGATGAATTAGTAGTTTTCTTATTTAACCATCTTTTATCTTCAGATATATGTTTAAATAGAAGAGATATATTACCTAATAGACAGGAAATTGATGTTTTTATAAAGTCACATAATTTAGCTATTGAAATTAATGGAGTGTATTGGCATTCAGAATCTATGGGGAAATATAAAAATTACCATTTATATAAAACAGAAAAATGTAGTGAAGTGGGAATTAATTTAATTCACATTTTAGATTATGAATGGATTTTTAAAAAACCAATTATACAATCTATAATTTTAAGTAAATTGGGAATATTTGATGATAAAATATATGCTCGTAAATGTACAGTTAATAAAATTGAAGATACTACTATAATTAGAAAATTCCTAAATGAAAATCACATGCAAGGTTATACTCATGCTTCTGTTTCTTTAGGATTGTATTATAATAATGAATTAGTTTCTATTATGACTTTTGGTAAAAATAGATTTAAGAAAAATTCAAATGAATTTGAAATGGTTAGATTTTGTAATAAATTAAATACTATTGTTGTCGGAGGAGCCTCAAAATTATTTAAACACTTTATTAATAATGGTAATAATAATTTAGATATTGTGAGTTTTGCTGATAGGAGGTTTTTTGATGGTAATTTATATAAAACCTTGGGTTTTGAATTTAGTACTAATACATCTCCATCTTACATATATTGGAAAAATAATAATGTATTAAATAGGATGTCCTGTCAAAAACACAAATTAAATAAATTATTAGATATATTTGATGCAGAAAAATCGGAATATCAAAACATGTTAGATAATGGATTTAGGAGGGTTTGGGATTGTGGTAATATGAAATTTATATATAAAAAAAAGGGAACCTAATATGTTTCCTCTCCATTTATTAAGTATTTATTATTTATTATTTTTCTTAAATATTTTTTAAAAGTTAATTTGGTATTTTTTACTTCCACAGTCCCAAATTCTATCATATCCATTAGATTTCATATTTTCCCATTCGGATTTGGTTTTATCAAAATTACTTAATATTTTAGGTAATTCTGATTTTCTGTATTTATATCTATGTTCTCTTACTTTATGGTATTTCATATACCAATAATTTGGTTGGGTATTATGGATAAAATTAAATCCGTTTGATTGATATATTTCCCCTTGGCTCCATCTTCTATCGGCATAGCTAATTATATTATTAGGAGTTAATAATTTAATGAAATGTTTAAACAGCTTGGAAAAACTACCAATAACTGTTGTGCTTAGTTTATTACAGAACCTAATTAATTCATATTCACCCTCTTTAGCTTTATTACCTGTAATTTTTCGGAGTGACCCAAATGTCATGATAGAAACTAATTCATTATTATAATATAACCCAATTTTGATTTTAGATTTATCTTCTCCCTGAATATGGTTATCATTTAAGAATTTATTTTTTGTTTTATTATCTATTTCCTTAATTATACATTTTCGAGCATATATTTTATTTTGATTTAATTTTAAAATATTTCTGATTCTTGATTTTACTATTTCTTGTTTATTGTCCCACTCATCTTCAAATATATGAATTAACTTGGTATTATTTCGTTCTAATTCTTCAGTTTTATATAAGTGATATTCTTTATTTTTCCCATTAAGTTCAGAATGCCAATATATTCCATTAAATTCAAAAGCAACATTATATTCAGGTATGAATATATCTATTTCTCTCCCCTTAACTAATTTTTTATTATTAAATATTATTTCTCCACTATATATTTCTTTTAAAAATGATTGAATTTCTTTCTCTTTAACAGATGTTCCTATACTAACTGTTGGATCTTTATATTTGGGTAATCTCCCACATGCTAAGTGATCAATAAAAGTCTCTCCAGTAGGAATATGTTTAAATCTATAGTATTTCAGATCCCCGTTCATTTCTTTCACTCCATTAAATTCATCTAATAATTCTAAATTATTATCATGCAACCATACTTTTAATTCCTCAAAAAAATTAGATTTCATTTTATTTATAATCCCATCTTTTAATATGCTACCACTACATAAAGGATATATAGCCCCATATTTTTCAAGGTTGGTTTTTTGAATCTTTTGGTTTATTTTATCTCTTTCAATTTGAGAAATATTTAATAATGTACTCGATATTTTATTATTAATATTTTTTTTATCTTCAACTGAGAGACTGCTCCAATATTTCTTTCTTATTTTTGATCTTTCGTCTGAGTTTTTATTCATATTATTATATCCTTTGACTTCAAAAGGATTATCTACTCCATATTTTTCTTGAAGAGTTTTAACTGATTTAACTCTAGATTGTTTTCGGTCTATATTACTATGTGAACATTTTATACTACAGTATTTTTGATCAGATCTATTTGATGGGACTTTAAATTCTTCTTTACATCCTATACAATTAATTGTAAGAGTATGTTTTTCATTATAACAACTCCTATTACAATATTTTTTATATAATGGAATATCATTACCACAATTATTACAAGGGTGTTTTTTACCTGTTCCCTCTCTGTTAGATTTTTTTAAATTCATATTGAATGTTAATTATAATGTTAAATACGTTATTCAAATATAAATATACGAAAAAAGAAAAAAGATACCAAATAGTATCTTTATTCCTTAAATAAGTATTTTTATTAACTAAAAGCCACACCTGTTGGCATTATGTTAAAGTTCAAATATATAAATTCGGCTGTTCTAGTAGGTTGAATATAAATCGCTCCGACTAATTGGTTTCTATCGATCACGTCAGCTGTATTATTGCTCTCATCCATTACCACCTTGAATGCATATAAACCTTGCCTTTGTTGTACTGACTGTAAATAAGGATTTACTTGGGCTAAGAATTGATTTCTTGTTGCTAATGTGTTTTGTTCAAATACTAAAGCGTTTGCAGTTTGACCAATATATGATTTAAGAGAAATTAATAGTCTTCTAACGTTTACTCTATCTAAAGCAGATGCTTGAGTTTGTAATGTTTTCTGACCATATGCTACTACTCCTTGACCTGGGAAAGTTGCTATTGGATTTACTTTACCTTGATATAATGTGTCTCTAT